CCGCAACTTCATTGGAGAAGTACCTCACCTATGTGCTTAGCTCTGAGAGCCCGTAGCCAGCAGGCATCACATAAATCGTTGGGCCACTTGGTATAGTGACCGGACGAATTACCTGATGTACTCTGCGAGGTTCCGGAGACTCCACAAGAGGTGGAGACACCTCAACCAACTTAGGACTCCAAGTCCCTAGAACATACTCTCGACTTACGTCAAGATATGCTTTAAGGAGCATGGAATCGGTCATTGATAGAGAGTGGCTCGCCCTCATTGTGAAGACCCCTTTACTCACAAAGTACTTCGATAACCCTACTTTTAGGTAGGAGTCATCTGGTACTTGCTGGTTTTCATCCCAGCCTTGGATCGCTTGAAATTGGTTTGCCTTTCCAAATTCTTTGTTAAGAATATGGGCAGACGCCAAGATCATTTGATTCAAGACCGTGACTAACGGGTGATTCCCTCTCAGGGCGGCACGGTAGGATTGGACATCCAAGTCTGGGAACTTTCTAAGGAAGCTACCAGTCAGTTAACACTAACTGGAAAGCGTCCTTTGGAAAGCGCCCAAAATCTCGTTTGACTAGCCATTTTGCGGCCTCAATATGGAGGTGTCTTCCGACATCTTCAATTGAGCCAGGGGCTGAAATCAGCCCTGGTCGCTGCAAAATAGGGATACCGAAGAACTGCTCCACTCAAAGAGCGGTGTAGTTCCCCGTATCCTTGGCTTTCGCCAACTGGTCGAACACCATGTATAGCTTAACGACTCGCACTGCTTGCGCAGGCTTGCCGAAAGGTTTATATATGGCTGAGATTTGTTCCGGGTGCCGGTCTATCTCTAGGTCCCACCCATGGTGTCGTTGCGTTACTAGATAGTTATGTAGAAGGGAATATCTCTTCCATACACTAAATAGGCCGGCAATACTAAACCCTGTTACTTCAGTCGCTTTATGAATCCATCCCTTGTTTCAGAGATGGGCATATTGAGACTTGATAATAGAGTCCGGTATTGCTGCGCAACAGCTGCATCGGCGATAACAAAATCATCTCGTAGCAAGGAGTACGACGTAAAGTGCGGGAAACCCGCTCTTAATGCCGCCACCCTAACTATGAGGTGATGAGTTAAAGCCATTGCACACCATGATGAATATGCTCCCATCGGTTGCCCTGCTGCATATCTTACAGAAGGGTTTCCTTTGGAGTTATATTCATAGCCCACTAAGATGTGCGCCCAAGCAACAGCCTTTTCTTGTCCAGACAATCTTTCGATTACCCGTTGTTGAAGAACAATGGGCATCCGATCGGTTGCATTAGACAGGTCAAGACTGTGGAATGGACGGAGAGGGAGAAGACGAGAGTGAAAGCTATCCTGATTAAAGGTGCAGTCACACGGAATCCCACGTAAGATGCTATTCATAGCATCATGCAAAGGACGAAGTGCGGTCTGTGACCAATAGTCAAGAATCGCAATTACCCTTGTTTTCCCCTCTTTATCACTAAAGTAGGCGAGTTTCCTAAAAGAAGACGTCTTAGGCGGAAAGATAGTCGCCCATATACTTGCCAAGCTTAGATCGCCGAAACGGCCAACCATCAAAGCATCTATGACTTTGCCCAGCTTGTCTCCCCCCACTACTCGTATA